GTCGCCGGAATGGTGAAAGTTTCCAAAGAAATGTTGGCGGATTTGTCATTCGTACAAAACGAAATCAACAATGATTTGGTTCAAGGTGTATTGACAACAATGGACAATGCGATTTTGAATGGAACCGGTGTTGGTGCGGATTTGGAAGGTATTTTGACATTTGCGCAAAACTTTTCAGCCGGTACGTTTGCAAACACGATCATTTCGGCAAACATTTTGGATGTCATTCGCGTTGCCATGTCACAAATTGAAGCGGCGAAATTCGTTCCAACACACGTTGTGTTGAATCCGGTTGACGTTGCGAAAATGCAATTGACAAAAACATCACAAGGTGAATATACAACACCAATTTTCTATCCATCCGCGAATGGTGAAATGCGTGTTGCGAATTTGGTTGTTGTTTCCACAACATACATGACTGCCGGAACATTTTTGGTTGGTGACATGTCAAAAGCGAATTTGAGAATGCGTGAAAACGTGAACATTCAAGTTGGTTATGTGAATGACGATTTCCAACGCAACATGGTTTCAATTTTGGCGGAAGCACGTGCGGTTCATTACATCAAATTGAATGACGTGAATGCATTCGTAAAAGGAACCATTTCAACCGCAATTGCGGCTTTGGATCCGGCAATATAATTTTGTGAACAAACAATTTGACACATGGACAAAAAACCAAAAAAACGCAAACCAATCAACGTGAAAATTGACACGAAAAATGTCGATGTCACGTTGGAACGTGATGAAAACGGAAACGTTGCATTGGATGTTGACACCAAAAACGTTGACATCCATGCATCGAAATCCGATGACAAAATTGTCATTGACGTTGACATCAACGATCGTGATGAATACACATTCGAATCGAACGGAAAATCGAAACACATGCCAAAGGGAATCATTTACAAGGTGACCGGCGAAATGTTGAAATTGTTCCTTTCGCGTGGATTGGGTAAATTGATAAAATAATTGAAACGAAAACAACATGCCATTTTCACCATTTACATTTTTGCAACCATCGGATTTCACCGGTCGATTTGAATTGCACACCGGAATGTACGATCAACAAAAATTGATTGATTACATTGATCGTTATGAGCAACGATATTTGATCGAATTGTTCGGTGCGAAAATGTACGATGAATTCATGAATGATTATTTTCCGCCATTATTCGCATTTTGGTCGCCAAATTTTCAATTCATGTTTGATCCGTTTCATTTGGATTCCAACATTGGCGGAAACCATTTGATTTCGATTGGCATTCGTGACATGTTGAAAGGTTTCATTTATTGGGAATACATGAAAGACACGATCAATCAAATGACACCGATCGGAAATGTAATTCCACAAAACCAAAATTCACGTGTGAATTCGACCATTTATTCATCAATGTGGTCACGATACAATGAATCGATCAAAACGTTTCGTGCAATTCAATCTTATTTGATATTGAACAAACCAATTCCGGATGGTCAAGTCACGACCAATGGAATGCAATTCACGATCGGTTCGTTGTATTATTCGATGCAATATCAAACCATCAATTTCAATTCGATCAAATACGATTCCGCAACCGCATTCACCATTCAAAATGCCGGAACCGGTTACACAACGCAACAAAATGTTTTGTGCAATCCATCCGGATTTGGTGTGGTTGTCGATATTGTTGACGATGGAAATGGCGGTGTGCAATCAATCACAATTGTGGATGGGGGTGAAAACCTTATTTTGAACAACACATTGACGATTCCGGTTGGAAATGGCGATTGTGTGATTGAAGTGATTGCAATTGACAACATCATTGACGTGAATCCAAATGGATCCGGAATGGTTGTGGATGTCACCGCATACGGAATTGGGGGTGTGAATGCAACAACATTGTTGACCGGCGGAACCGGATATGTTGATGGAACCGCAATTGCGACCATTGGCGGAACCGGATCACAATTGGAATGCGATGTTGTAACGGATGGAAATGGTGCGGTTGTTTCGGTCACGATGTCCGGAACATGTGGATCCGGATTCACGATTGGTGACGTGATCACCATTGATGCCGGAAACCAAGATGCAACATTTTCCGTTGACACGTTGTGGAATGGCGAAATTCAATCGATTTCATTCGCATCCGATGTGGATGGCGGTCATGGTTATTCAGCCGGCGACACATTGGTCATCGATGGCGGTGATCAACATGCGATCATCACGTGTGGATATGTTGGAAAGGGATCCGGATCGAATTGGAATGGTCGTGACAAACAAATGGCTTATTGGATATGAAACACGACATTGCAAACATTGTGGATGACATCATTTCAACGATCGACAACACGATCACGTTGGAATTTGATCCAATCACACAAAAATGGATGACGTGCGATTCCAAATGGTCGCGAATTGGCAAAATCATCACCAATTCATTAGGTGGGAAATTCCAAATCGTTGACATGGAACCAAATCAATGGATCATTGCAACATTGATTTCCGGAAATGGCGGAATGGAACCGATCATGTATTTGGCGGAACCATTTGCATTGACCGGAACAAAAATGGTTGCGAACATTGAATGGACAAAAGCCAACAACAACATCATCGACAAAACACCAATCATTTGGTTGTTGGAAACGATTCGATTTGTTGAATCCGGTCGCGACAAACCAACGGAATTCGAATCCGATTTGCGATTGTTTTTTTTGGATGAAACGAACGTTGCGCAATACATGAACAAAGACCATCGAAACAATGTGGTTCAACCAATGAATCAATTGATCGATGAATTCGTGCGCACAATCAATTCAAATCGAAATTTCAAACGCATTTTGGAAACGGAACGGATCACATTTTCACGATTCGGTGTTGAACGCGACAATGGTGTGTTTCAAAACGTATTGGATGCAAATTTGTCCGGTGTTGAATTGCGATTCACATTGACAAAATTCAAATCAAATTGTTCAAATTGTTAAACAAATTAAAAAATAGAAAAAATGGCAATAGGCTGTAATTGTGAAACCGGTTTGTCAAACACCGGTAGACCGAATTGTGTTCCAATCCAATCGGTCACATCAAAATTGATATTAGTTCCAAAAATCGCAAACGATGGAACCATCAACGCGATTGATCTTTCCGCACCGCTTCCGACATGGTTGGATTTGGTGAACGATTTGGATCCATCAAAACGTTGGTTTCCATTGCCGGTTTTCGAAAATGTTGAATTGCCAAAAGCGGATTCACAATTCGAAGAAGCAAATTCCGGTCGCATGGTATTTTTACGTCAAGGAAAACGATCATTTTCCGGTGAATTGTGGGCGGAAGATTCATCACCAACGTTGTTAGGTAAATTACAAAACAATCGTTGCGTTGATTTCGGTGTTTACATCGTGGATGTGAACGGAAATTTGGTTGGATCAAAATCGAATGGATATCTTTATCCTATTCCGGTTGACAATCCATCATTCGATCCAAAATTGATGTTTGCAACGGATTCAACAATCCAAAAAATCATGGTTGCATTCGATTTCGATCGTTTGTTCGATGAATCGACAATGTACATGATCACACCAACGGAAGCCGGTCAAAATTTCAATGAATTGGAAGGATTGGTTGACGTGAACGTGTTGAATGTATCGACCGGTGCATCAAACATCGTTTTCGATGCGAAATTAGATTTTGGAACCGCATTGAATCCAATTTTGTTCAAAGGTGCGACCATTTCGGATTTCCAATTGTACAACAATTCGACATCAACCATCGAAACGATCGGTTCGGTTGTTGAAAATTTACCGACACAAGCAAAC